GTCTTTCATTTTAAAGTTTCGGTCAGCGTTAGGCTCTATCGCATGGATAATGCTTACCCACTTATCAAGCTGTCCATTCTTGTGCATCCCTTTGACTTCTTCTGAACAATTCTCATGTCCAAACATTTTGCAGGTCTGGGCAACAGTTAACTGGAACTCACGATAAAAGGCATCAACATTTAAACGATCACTCAGGGCCAGTCCATACTCACCAGCAGTAAATGGATAGCACCGGATAACCTGTTCATGGTCTTCCTCTACCAGCATAGCTGCGGTTCCAAAGACACCCATTTCCTCATACATAGTTTGTAGTGAGTTGTATAGATTAGAGCGAGAAAAGATGTCCATCATTCTTTTCTCAACATGGAACATCCAGGTCTTAACTTCATCTACTTCCATCAACTCAGGGTCAGGTGTTGCTAATCTAAACCAGGGCCTGGCTGGAGAAGTGATACCGCTCATCATGCCGGCTGATAATGTTCTGATTGCCATCGTCGCAGTTGAATCTATTATCTTGCCGTTCTTCTTTGAGCCGTCATTACGTTTCGAGGCTAAGAACCTACCACGCCTAGGAAGGATATATTCACTAAGCTCTTCCCAATGACCGAAGTAGGTAGAGCGTTCATCTTTAATGTCTCCCCATCTCCTAGTGAACTTAGATCTGCTAGTTTCTTTCATATCAACCGCCTAGTGTGTATTTAGGGTTGGAATCGTTTGACTGAAATGGACTAGTCAAAAGGGTTTTGTTTTTACTTTGTGTAGCTACCTTGCTTTTCTTGTCTTTCTTATTACTAGTATTCTTGTTAGCAGCATTGGAAAGTAAAGAGGCAAAACTAAAGTTAGCTAATTTACCAGCAAGTTTAGGTATAGCTTGGATAGTCTTTTTATCTGAAGGGATGTTGTACATCTGTCTTTCTGCTGGATGTCCCTTTGATCCTTCCCAGGTCCTACCTGGATAATTAAAATTGAACCCCGAGATAAATCCTTTAGCAGTATCTGAAGTATTGCCAGTTGTTTGTCTATACGCACTCGAATCCAATCTATAGGCAGCATGCTTATCACCAGCCTCCATTGCCATCTGTGCAGCCTTACTTGGGTTTAATGTTTTACCGCCATTAGTTGATGCTCTAGATTGCCAATATGAAGAAGTTCTTTCATTGCCTATACCACTACGATGGATCGGACTATTAAAGCCTGGTCCGTCTGACCCTGATCCTCCACCACTTATTTGTCCAGTACACATATTATTGTCCTAAGAGGGTTTTCTGACTGGTATTAGCTTCAGTCTCTAAACCTCTTGAGCCAGTCAATATAGTAGCTTTACGGCCAAACTGCATAGCCCCTTTTTTCTTTTCTTGGTTCTTCGCAGCAACTACTCCTGGGTCTGCCATTGTTGGAGGAGGTGGTGGAATCTTAACCGGGGTTGGTGGGGGGGGTGGTGCTGGTGATCTTCCGATACACATATTGTTTTCTCCTTAGTTAAATGGGTCGTAATCAGCCAAAACGGCCTCTTCTTTAAAGCCAAAGTGGCCTATCTTCTTGGCTGCTACTGGGTATGAGAACGTCAACGCTAGGGCATCGCCCAGGTCTGGTGATCTACCACCACGTTTCTTAATGTCATCTTTAGACTCAAGTTGCATTCTATTGGTTGAGTCAAACTTATATGTTGGTACACATAGGTCAGTCTTTAAGTCAGTATCGTTTGGTAAGGAACCGCCATCATCTAACCATATACGGATAGCATCCCACATCTCTGAACGCTTATTGTGATAGCTTGGATTAAGAGCTTTACCTCCAAAGTTGACCTCACTCACAAAGTATCCGAGTTGCCTTAATCTATCAATTACACCTTCACCTCGACCAGCATCAATGAATACAGCGTCAGGCTCCCACTCATTAATCTCTTGAGCAACCATGCCAGCTAATGTCATATTATCAATAGCATTGAATATCTTTGGTTTATAGGCTGCCAGACCTTTTCTTTTTTGAATAACACTACGATCAGAACCAAAGCGAGCAACGTCCACTCCGAGTATCTTTGCTGACCCTAATACCTCACCTTCAGTACGTTTTATTGCACTCGCATCAGTTACCTTATCGATAGTGATTAAAGCATTTTCCATCGAAGCACTAAAGTCACATAAGAACTCACGTCTGAATTGGGAATCGTCCATAGTGTTGCGGGCCATCTTTACTTCTTCTTCATCTAGAATATCAGTCTCATCGACTCGATACATTCCAGCGTACCATTCAGGGTCTTTTTGAGCGTATTGATATAGATCATAGAACTGATTAAGTCCCTTTGGTGTACCAATGAATAGACACCAGCCTTTGTGATGTGAGTCGGTTAATGCTGGACGGATAATCTCTGGCCATGTCTCTGGTCTAAAGTCAGCTATCTCATCAGCAACGATACCGTCAAAGTAAAGACCACGCATAGACTCACCATTATCTGATCCGTAGAGCCTTATCTTGGCACCATTAGGAAACTCAATAGATGATTCGGACTCATTAGCTCTGGTACCTTCAAGGTCTAGGGTAAATCGTTTAAGGTAATCCCAGGCTACTTGCTTGGCTTGCTTCTGAAATGGTGCTACATAACCAAAGCGTAGGTTCTCTCTTTTTGTTCTAATGGCTGCATCAATTAAAGTATTGATCGCTAGATAAGTCTTTCCGAAACGTCTATGACAAACCAATACAGAGAAACGTTTGAGCTTCTTATGAATTTCAGCCTGGTATTTGTGAGCAACGTAGCTTGTCTTATGTTTGTTAATCCTCATACCCTTCTTCATCCTGCTCGCCAGGGTAGTGAGGGATACCTGTATCTACAACAATAGTAACATTACCCTCATTCTTGACTTCCTGTTTGTCTGCCCACTTAAATCTGTTCTTCATATTCATGTACCAACCGGTGTAATTAAACTCTCTATCTTTCAGGTTAATTCTTCCTTGTCTTTCCCACCAAGTTCGTGATAGTCTGACTCCCCTTTTTATGGAGTCTGAAAATTCTTGGTTTTCTTCCTTCCATCTATAGAAAGTTTCCCTAGAAATATCCAAGTGCCCAATCACTTCATCTTGAGATGCACCATCTCTCATAAGCTCAATAACTGTCTCACACATCTTTGAGCGATACTTTGTTGGTCTACCTACTTTTTTAGTCATTTTGTTTGATAATACCTTCTATATTGCAAGTTATCTGTTGCTGAATAATACGAGACTATTCAAACACTAGGTTTACACCCATACCAACCGTTATCCTATGTCGATAATTAACGATCTCACTAATGTTTGCTGGTGAGCAATCAAACTTCTTAGCTATTACTATTTGCTTCATTCCACCCTCATGTAATTGACGTATAAGCTCAACATCATGATCAGTGAGTTTAGCTCTATGATGAGACTCTCCAACACGATGGCCAGGGCCCCTAGAGGTTCTACCAGTCGTGTCAACTGCCCTCCACTTTCTTAACAGTATTTGTTTGGTTATTGTTTTGGGAAACATATACCAGATAGGTATTTGTATATTTATATTCATTGCTTTTTAGTGTTTAGTGTTTGGCTTTAGTGAATCATCTAAGATGACATCAATACTAAAACCTTCCCGCTCTATTCCTGCTAATAAATCAGTCACACCTTGATGTGCCTCTATCCATGAGATTTCATATTCATCGGCCAACAACATTAATGCTGCAACATATCTCTCGGCCAGATCATCTTCTGTTAAATTCTCACTCTTTTTTGATGTCATCTTTCTTCGCTTTCCATACCTGAAAATCACCAAGCTCTCTGATAATTTGTTCAAACTGCATTCGTGAAAATTCATCGACAGCGATATGATGACCACTCTCCGCTATTGCTTTGATTGTCTTTATCGAGTTCATCAACTTTTCCATCTGTGTAATCATTTGACCCCCATTGCTATGTTGTACTCTTCACCCCTTGGTAGAGTGATACCATACTCGGCTGCTAACCTATCGATATGGTCCAGGAACTCTGAGAATTCCCCCACCTTTAATTTTCTAGTTGACTTAATTTGAGATACTTCAGTGCCTGCCCTTGAGGTAAATTCATGTCGGCCAAGGAACTTATCTTTTAAAAGTAAATGAGTCTCTTCAACTGTATATCCTAGCTCTTTTCCAAATATCCTCACCCAAGACCAATAAAGATTGTTTTGGTGTTGTGATCTGGTTAGTTTGTTATCCTCAATAGATATAATCGCCTTATCATATTCAGACGCTTTGAAGTGATCTCGCACCATCCCTAGAACCTTCACCTGGTTGGTCCTAGTGACCTTTATCTTCAACTAATCCACTGTGATAAAACTAAAGTTACAAAGACCACACCCAATATCAACCTAAACTGATGTTTTTCTATCCACGCTAGTAGCTCTTCTTTTTTCATTTAACACTCCTTATCTTTTGCTCTATTTTTTTTAACAGTAAACCAATTTGATATTTAGCAATTGGCACTTCCACTCTTTTTTTAAACATCTTTTTTACTAAACTTACTGTCACTTCTTAAACACACCCTGTTGGTTGTGGTAAGCCACCATATTTGGTAATAAACTTCATCGGACCACCGAGATAAATCTTGAATAAGTCTTTCTTGTCCTCGCCCACATATTTAGCGAATGTTCTTATTGGTGGGACACTAGAGTTAACATCAAAGTATTCTCGAGCTTTATGTATATGATTAACGATAGTTGGTGTTAAGGTGAAGTCATCATCTTTGGCCATCTCTTTCATTACCGATACTGACCATTCGTCAGGGCTCACTAGGTAACCGTTTGCTGTTCTATCTAAATTCATTTAATTCTTCCATTGATTTCATTCTTTTTTTATAGCTATATTTCTTGGCGAACTTTGCGGTTGTATCTTTGTTCAAAGGGTTATCTTTGTATAAATAACACTTACCTTTTTTAGTATTAAGTGGGGGTCTTTTTTGAAGAGACCCTCTGTTTATAAATTCATCTTTATCCATCCAACTCACATTAATCCTTTTTTATTCTTCATCTAATATTTCCAAATGCTGTTTTGCCATATCCATAATTGATGAATAACACCACTCACAAAAAGTAATAGGAATAATTCCAAAATACCCCTGGACACCACCACATTCTTCATCGTAATTAGATTCACACAAAGAACAAATATCTTTAGGCGTTAAGGGATCTTTAGTCACATCAATCCTTTTTTAACCAAGATCTCTTGGGTTCTAATCACAGCTCTTAGGTGTAACTCATTAAGCCAGCTCTTGTCGTAGTCTGTTTGTACCCTACCGTCAATCTTGTCATGGCATGAATGACACGCATAAGCTCCATGAATATCTAAAGCCTTCTGCCCCATACCACCTGAGTTTAAGTGAGCGAATACAGTTGTTTCGTTCTGACCACCTGATACACAACCATCTAGTCTTAGTAGGCACGGCTCACCCCTTGCTGATTTAGTTATCTTGCTAATAATCTTCTTCTTCGTATGGGAAATCACCCAATAAACCAAACCAACAATAATTTTCAATATCTTTAGGTCTATGCCTTTTTATCTCTACCTTGAGCTTTCTTGTATTACCTGTCCACAATTTCCTAACATCTTCGTTTCTTATCCAAGCTTCACACAGCTCAAGCTCATAACCTTCCTCATAAACATGGCCTAAATTTTTGCTCAAATATTTAGTCATATACCCATACCTCTCACCACTTGAGAGCGAGAGATAGAATTCCATTTATCTCGGCCAATGGTGTAGCGTTCTCGCAGATCTTTTAAAATATCTTTATCGTCAATAGTCTTTACCCATTCAAGCAAATATTTAGGCAATCTGCCTTCTGGGCATCCACAAGTAAACCAACCAGAAGTCTTTTTCACTTTGTCGCCAAAGTTCATTGAATGGAATTCTTTTTCAAGATAATCTTTCAACTCTTGGCCAGTCAGCTTTTCTTTTTTATCTTCAAGCTTTTGGGGGGCTTTGTTGTCAACCCTCTTTAGAAACTCTAATAAATCACCAATACCATTCTCACTAGGTATGTTCTTTACTGCTGCCATTACTTTCGAGTGCTGGAATAAGTTATAGTCTGGTTTCTCAAGACCAAAGAATTCGATTAGCTTTTCAATCCAAATATTCTTCACGTTCATCTTGATCTTGTTGTATACAATAAACTCAGAGACAATGTCTGTTGCACACTCTTCTACTTTTGCTTTATCTATTACGCTCATGATGCTAACCTCATTTTGTTTTTTTCATTTATCCGCATTTGGATTCTTGCTTTTTTAACGTCACTCATACCTTCAACCGTTCCTTTGTTTGGTTGGTTATCTTTTGATTTATCTCTTGATCTGAATGGATAGTCATAACTAACATCGATTGACATCCAACTCTCACCAAGCCAAAAGTCTAAGGTATCGTCCAAACTAATATTCCACTCTGATGCGTAATGATTTAGTTTTTTAATCAGCATCCTAGTAGCTCGTTCTGTATCTAGTGGTTTTTTTATTTCTTGTCGATGATCAATCAAGATTTGAACTAATGGTTTTTCATCAGCAGAAAAACAATCAATCAAATTTTCTTTTTTTATATTTTTTTCTTTTAAAGATTCTATGGGAGGTTCTATGGTAGATTGGTAGCCCAATTTAGGGCTTTTTAAAGAGCCCAATTTAGGGCTCATTGAAGGACCCTTTTTGGGCTTATTGGAGGTGTTTTTATCAATAGGACCATTATTGGGCTTATTGTGATTCTTTGTAGGACCTTGTGAGACATTATGAGACTTATCTTCTCTATGCTGAACCCCTATTAATTTGTATGAATTTGCTTTACCAAAGCCTGTTTTATTGTAGGAAATAAGTCCAGATTCTGCCATTGCTTTGATTGCCCTCTGGACTGTTTTTCTATTCAAACAAGTGTCATGGACCAACCTTTTTATCGATGGATAACAATCATCTTTTTCACCAGCTCTATCTGCAAGTGAAAGTAATACTAGTTTTTGTGTTGATGTGATTTCTTGTTTCCAAGCCCAAATTGTTGCATCTAAACTCATGCTATCCCCCTGATTTCAAAATTGAAGTAGCCATCGCCCTTCTTTACTACGTTCTTAATTACCTCTGCCTTAATAATTCTCCGATCATCAAAGCTATACTTCTTTTGTAAGATGTCCTGTAGTGGCTTCACTGGGTTGTCCCAATCAGCCATAGTGTTTAAACCAAACTCATAGATGACGTGAAGATCGCCCTCTGGTATTTCGTAATTGTTTGGTAGTAGTAACATTAGTTCCTTTTCGTATGCTTTATATTTTTTAGTCTTAAAGCGTTTACCCTGCCATGCTTCATTTACGCTCAACGGTTTCGTATGTATCTGTATCTTCATTTATATCCCAATAAAGTCTGCAATCCTTTTCTAACTCTGGCTCACCTTCAACAAGTTCATGCTGCCTAAAATAAATATTAGTTGTAACCCTATGTGCTAAACATCTAGGGGCTAATTTACATACCGATTTACATACCTGTAACATTGCCGTCTAAGTTATTAATACAAATTAATTTTGTGGTATACTCCCCCATGTGCAATACCTAATCAAATACGTCTGGTCTGAGATAGCGTCTATTGAACCTGCCGTCAGTCAGTTTTTCTATTTCAATCGCTCTTTTAACTGGCAATCCGTTCTTCAACCAGTAATAAATATGCCCATGTTTAACATTAAGGAATTCAGCTAATGCTTTTTGTGATCCAAAGTAATTTATTAATTCATCCATATAAAGTATTATACAAGAAATGCTTGTGATTATATGGTATTAAATACCACATTAGAATATATTTATGAAAAAAGATTTATCCCTAGCCCAAAGAGTTAAAACTTTAAGACTATCTAAAGGCTTGTCCCA